CATCGCAATACTGCATTCTAGATATCGTTCTGGAAGGTTCTTTAACCATATACCACACGATCGCTCGATCTCTAACAACTCTTATAGGGTTAGCTTGGCAATAAGATATTAGCCGAAAATCGTCGGCTACCCGGTCACATTCGGTCTCCATGTTAAAATTGCGGAAGAAATCGAGTTTGGTAGCCAACCACTCGTATTTCCTATCAACAATTATAACAGAATCGTCCCCATTGACGTGGAGGCGGAATTCGGAAGATGTTAAACCGTGTGACTTGAGCCAAACGCTGAGCATGGCGTAGTTCATAGTCGTATTTCCGTCTGAAGTGGTGTACTCTCCAGACATGCGACCACCCTCAACTCGGTAATTTATACCGTGGTGGGTTCGACCTACGTTTTGTTTTTGTTGTTCCAACAACCATTTCAGCATCCTAGAATTGTTCAAGTTGGTCCAGAAATGTTCTTCAAGGTCCAATAACTCGCGACAATAATGCCCATCAAACTTGCTATGATCCAAACAGATGGCAACAGGATCCACAAACATGTCCCAAGACTCACGGAGAACAGCCGCAGTTCCATATGAGTCCCTGACCTTCGTGAAGATGGTATTTATATTCTGAACATTCCAGCTGAGACCTGGACTTGACTTCACGGTAATGGAGAAATTAAGTAATTCCCTCTTTAGGCAATAAAGGTAAGTAAAATCTCTAAACTGTATGATTCTAGGTGGCTTCCCCGCCTCATACTTACCAATAGGGATTTTCTCATACTTAACGAAGGCTTTTATAACCTTTTCTTTATAACCCAAATTTGTCACTGTATTCCTCCACTCATTATAAGCTCTACGATACCTGCTTTTTATAGTTGACCGAGTATTATCCATTAGGGTACGATGATCGACTCGACTGAATGTTGGAATAACCGCACGCATGTTTGTAAGTTCTGTCTCCAGCATTTGAAATGCCGGGTTGCCAGGAGTGAACCCGACTACGTGGCCAAGAAAATGACGACGCATTAACCCATCAAACTCATTGCATTGACAATTATTCCAATAAAACTGGTCTTCTAAAGGTAGGGGCAGGCTAAGATGTAAAAACCTGCAAAACCCTTTTCTTTGACATCCCTCAATACTAGCTTGGACCTTGTAATTTTTAGTTTTAACCTTAGCAGGAACGCGTACTTCAGTACACTTACAAGGCAGTATCAAGGGGACCATTAGGCCGATATTGACGAGGGAGGCAAGGTAACATGAGTTTGGAACACATGTCTCAGGTTCTTAAACCTGGCCTCTACCCCACCAAATCGGTAACCAAGATCTCCATTGCAGGCATTATTATGCTTGCTCATGGCTTGCCACTCAGTGGCGTTCTTCATGCGGGCTCTGAAGGCCAACTCCTCTTGGTCAACGAAGAAGGCCGACATAACAGCTGATGTTAAAATTACGTAGTCCCGATACGATTCCATCTTATATTGGCCTCGTATTAGCCAAGCCCTCGCATCTTGAACCAGAGTTCTTATGAAATGGGGGTCTTTCATGTGCATGTAGTGCTTGCACTTAAGGTAATACGTGAGCGCGGTGAATGTTTTCCGGCTCTTCTTATCACGTAATGCCCTTGCTTTAGAAAATGATGGTAGGGGCAGATCTTCAAAATCGTTCCCAGCTACTATACTTAGTTTCCCGCCATAGTTCCTCACCGTCACCTCGCAATTAGAACTACGTCTACTGCTACCATGGGTACTTCCCTCAACGAGTGTTGCTTCCCCACCGGACACTTCAGCCGTAGCTTCTTCAGCATCCATATGGCAAGGAGTCCCGTCAACTTCGGCTGCTTCATCTTGTAATGAGGCAAACCGATTATTTACGGTCTCGCCGGCCTCACGCTGCGATTGTTGCTGCGGTTTAGATAAGGTCTGACGACTCACTGGGGACTTACCCACTTTCAGCGCTTTCCTCCTTAAATACCCAGCTATCGCGTGAGCTTTAAATGTTGAGTTACCTTCCCTTCGTTTGACAGGGTGATTAACCTGGTGGTTTCCGTTGTTCACTGGAACAGACGCACTATCATCACGTGCGAAGCTTCTACTTGGCACCGGCGCACAATCCAATCCCTCATACCACTTAAGTGGCGTGAGGTGGGACAACCGGACATAATCCGAAGACTTAGCTTCATAAGGTGATACCAACCCCTCGCTGGTGGTAATCCCCTCGGGCAAATCAGTTCTATGAGTTATAGCCTGGATAAGGCTAACAGTCTCCTCCTTGATTTGCTCCAATTTAGCTAACCTACACCGTTCTTTGTGTAGTAAGTCTACATAATGTTGTCTCTGGGCTTGCAAATCTCGCATTTGGACAGCAGTCAATCCCTCGAGGACGGGATGACTCAAATCACTATCCGAAGCGAATCTTGATGACGCATCGACAAACTGTTCGTTATCCAATGATTCTAATGACTGGTCAGTCGCTTGCTGGGGTGTAGCAGCCTGCTGAGCACTCCCAAACTCTAGCCTATTCAATAAATCCATAAGACTTCATTGCGCCGACAATTACGGCGATACCACACCATTAACCTAGGTGTGGTGGAGGGCTGCTCCAGGTTCCAGCATTAACGTAGCCGGAAAGGTTAGGCAACCACGGGCCCTTTCGAGGGGGGCCAGCCCCGCTTAGCTATACACGGGCATACTCAAAGCTTCCTTAATAGGAGACCAAATAGGAATTTATTTGTAGATGACGACTTCCCGAAAGTCCTGGGCGTCAACCAGAACGCGGCTTCTACCCTTTAGTTTCCTTTCTA